TATTACCATTACCAACTAAGTTACTCGTCTTTCGTGTAGTCGAATTTATTGTCATTAACTAGACATTTTCACTATCTTATTTAGGTTACCAACAACTCTTTGCTTTACGGTCACACCTTTAATTTCTTTGTCTGCGTCCAGATTTACCTGTAACTACACCTCTAATAAAGTCTATAGGCCCTTCTGGTTCTACTCTGCCAGTTCCAACATCAGTTAAATAACCAAGTGGTCTGCCTAATATTGTTAATGGATAATTGCTTAACAATGACATAAGAGTAAATACATCTTTAACATTTTTACCAGTTACATCTTTATCAGGATCTACAATAGCTTGCAACGCACGAACTGTACCTGTAGTACTACTTTCTAATGTAGATATAGATGGACTTGTAGATATACGATCATCATATGGTTTGTCATTTAATACGTTAAAAGGTACAGGTAATATGTTTCCACCGGGAATAAATGCAAGACCAAACCTTAATGGTTCAAAAAATAGCAACTCAAATATTTCATCAAGGTATCCATCTTCATCTTGATCGTTTAAATTGCCACCAAAAAAATTAACAATAACACCAGAAATTACAGCCGGCATATATAAACCAAGCATAAATGTATAAATTAATCGACCACTACCTTTGCCTGTAATTTTAAATCCCATATCGTTTACCATTTTTTTATATTGTGTTGCATTTAAATTTGCCATAGTGTTGAAATACCCAGTAAATTGCAATAATGATTGAATTAAAGGAGTATTAGTTTGATATGATGCTCTGTCTTCTGGCAATAAACTATCTTGTGTCATACGCACATTTGCATCTGCTTGTGCTATAGCTTCTCTTTGTGCCACAACATCCGGCATAGATGCAGGTTTTTTAGCAAAAAACTGATTGTAAGATCCTAACCAAACAACACTATCAACTTGGTTTTGAAATGCTTGCTGTATAAAATATGCGTGTTTACTTGTCCATGCGTTTATTTTTTGATATTTATTTGGATTAATAATTAAATCATTAAGTGTATCTTGTATATCAAACATTTGATTATTTTGACGTTGATCCATAAAAGGTGATAGTTGTGCAATAAACTCTTGAGTTTTTGCAGGGTTACCATAATATTGTTTTAAACCGCTACGCATATACTTACCTTCAACTTTTATAAGAGATGGAAAATTACCAGTAAATTGTTGTACAGCATTTTGAAAATTAGCAAACATGATGCTAACGCCAGTACGTTTTCTTAATTCTTTAAAAAAGGCATCCATCATATCATTTTCACCACGCAACATTGTTCTTTGCCGTGCTGCATTATTAAGCCAAGGTAATAACATATGATCTATTGCAGAAGGATTAACATCAGTTAATGCATTAGCAAATTCTTTATTTTTAATTATTTTTAATACATCTGTAATTGCAGGTTGCACATAAGCAAAACGCAAAGCGTCATCTATGTGTTTAACCATTGCATTTAAATGTAATGACAAAGGTTTGTTATATTCGACCCTAGTTTTAGTAAATCCTTTACCTACCGCAGGTAATGACATTTTATAATCAGTTTTTAATTCTTCTAATTTTGCATTTCTTTCTGCATCTTTAACTATATTAGGATCAACTTTTGCAGGTACATAACCACCTTCATATGTGCCAAATTTAGTAATAACAGGACTAGTTTCTATTTCTTTAAAATAATATCCAAAAACATCTTTATGTGTTTTTTGCAATAATGGCAGCATTTCTTTGTTTAAATTCCAAACGTCTTGCAAAAAGTCGTAATCTTTTTTTGTCAAAATATTTGAGTCTTCCATGCGTTTAATAAACACATCCCATTGTCTAGTATCTAACGAACCGTCTTCTTTTAATTGACCCCATCCTCTACCTAACAATAATTTTCTTAAATTGCTTTTATTACCCATATGCAACATAGCTCCTAATAATTCAGCTTTACCTCTGCCGTTATGTTGTTTACCAAATGTGTATGGCTTATCAAATTCGTTTGCAACAATGACATCATTACCAAAATCAACCTTTTCTAACATCTCAGCATATTTCTTTGTAAATTTAATTTGTGCTGTTCGATATTCGTTAAGACTATTTTTAACTGGACGCCATATATATTTTGTAAATGCACCTGCTTCTAAACCTGCACGATCTAATACAGCACCACTTCCTTGTATATCTGCTCCGTCCATACCATCTGCCCAATGTTCTACTCTTCTTAATTGTGCTTTTGTATCTTGCAATTTTGCGTGCAATTTATCCAAACCACTTTGTGCTTCAGTAGCTCCAGTTTTTTTTGTTTTTGGCATTACAACCATACGTTCTACTAACTCATTAATTATTGGCTCTAATTCTAATTTTTCTCCTTCTATAACTATTTGTTTTTCTCTTCTTGATTGATGCCATAGAGATTGTATAACTTCATCTAATGTGTCAAAATCTTCTACTGCTAAATCTTTTATATCTTTAAGCTTAGTTATTTCATCAACTTCTTTAAAAATATTAGTAGTATTTCTAAGGTTTGATTGTTCTCTTATAATTGGTTCTAATTCTAAATACAAATCTTCATTATATTTTTTAAGTTTTTCTATATATACGTTTGGTGATTCTACAGCAGGTCCAAAACCATAACTAGCTAATATAGTTTTTGCAGCACTAACCATATCAACATTTCTTGTTTTTGCTAATTTTGCATCTGGTTTAAATATTTTTCTAAAATTTGCAGTTGCTTTGTCATAACGTCTATGTATTTCTACAGCTTCTTTTGCTAATTGGTTGTTTAACAATTGTGCTTTTTTAGCTTGTATTGTTGCTTGGTTATCACCTTCACGCATAGCTTTTTCTGCTGCTTTAGTTGCTTTTGCTTCTTGACGAGAAAACGTAGTAGGTCTTACTTCTCTTAATGTTTTTTTAGCTAATATATCTTTCGCCACTTGTTTTGCTGCTGCTATTTGTAATCTTTGTGGTTGCATTACAGTAGCCAAAAACCGTAATTCTGTTGCAATAAATCTTGCTCTGGCTTCGTTATGCAACGCTTCTTGCACCTCTAATTCTTGCTGTCGTGGATCTGTTAAATTACTAAACTCGTCAACCATGCGTTGATCTGTTCTATCTTTAACAACATCTTTTATAGGCTCTATATCAAGTAATGCATTTATCATATTAACTGGACTTTCGTATCCAAACATTTCTGCAATTGTTTGTACTGGCATTCCGTTTTTAGAAACCATTCCATATTTACCTGTGCCAAGTTTTTTTATTTCTGCTGCTGCTGTTGCTTCGTCATAAAATGGCAAAATATTTTTTATACTATCAGCATTAATTTTGTAACCTTCTTTTACTACAACTTTTTCACCTTGATCATTAATAGTTTCACCAGTTTTTAAAAATTTTTGTAATCTATATATTTTTTCATTTTCTGCTTTTGCTGTTTCTTCTGCAATAACTTGTTTGCGTGTAGCGTTAACTTGCTTTTGTAAATCTTGTAAAACTTTGCTTCTAGCGTTTGACAACCATTTTACCTGTCTCATACTAGATTTACTTAATTGATCAATAGCAATTTCTTGTGCTTCTTGTATAGCAGCAGTATATTTTTGCCATGTCTCGTTATCCATGCCACTTTCTTCCTGTGTAGTAAACATAGCTTTCATGCCATACACACGTTGTGATTCTATTATTTGTTCTTCACTTGCTATCATGCGATCCATTACACCTCTTACCTCGTCTGTTAAAACTGGTAAATCCACTCCATTTTCTTGTCGATATATAACATTTAATTCATCTCTAATAGACTTATATATTTTGCGTAAAAATTGACCAAATCTATTAAATATATCTTGTAAATTTTTATTAGGTGCTGCTTTTTTTTCAGTTATATATATTTCATAATTGTACGCAAAAGCTTCGTGATATTTTCTTTTTTGATTTATATCTAATTTGCTCCATGCATCTACACTTTCTACTCCCCAAAATTTTAACAATACATCAAAATCATTTTGTATCTCAGGAGTTGCCGTACCAGATACAGCCAAATCTTCCATAACGGTTAACATATAATGAGCAGTTTCATGTAAAAAAGTTGAAAGATCTGCTTCTTTTGTAAGTATTGTTGTTAATGATTTTGGATCAAATCCACCTCTTGCACCTTTAGATTCTTGTTGTTTATAAAATTCTCCTACCTTTACTCGAATAGATCCTCTAGGCTTTCCAACTGAGAGTCTGTAATCTTTTCGTCCGTTAGGGAATTCATCATCGAGACTAAGTCGAGAAGGTTCGACCCGGATGGCAACTGCTGTATCGCCATAGCCAGTATCTGTGATAGCTCTGGTGGTAACGTAGACATCAGGTTCAGCAGCACTTCTGAGTTCACCTGTAGCCCTAATTCGTTCTGCGTTTTTTCTACTGGTGTGATGGTAGACGGTAACTGTTCCGTCTGGGTTAAGGGGGAGTTCTGTGGCTTCGTCAATGTTTCTTTGTTGTTGGAAAGTTCCATCATCTCCTCGTACCTCTCCTCTTCCTCCATCATCAAGTTGTGTTCCTCTTGATTGCTCAACGGCCTGTAACTCATCATCTACCTCCTGTATTGCAGATTGTATGTCTTCATCTGGTATACCTATTCTAGCAGCAAATTCAACAGCAGCATTGGCATAGTCTGGTGCTTCATTATCTTCGTAATTTGTTTCTACTACTGCTTCTTTTAATTTTGCAGAATCATATAATTTTTTTTCTGGATACCAAACAAGTGCTTGCAAATCTGCCATTGTTAAAGAAGGATAATCCTTTTGCAAAACTTCTAGTACTTGTGCAAAAACTTTTTCTATATTTCTTCTTTCTGGAGCACCACTTGGTGCTTCTTTTTGGCCATCATTATCTTTAGCTAATAAATTACCTCTTTTACGCAAGTAGTCTCCAAGAGAAACTGTGGCATCATCTTTTCTTGGCTTACCATTAATTTCTACATATATTTCTCTATGTTTTGGATCTTCTGCAAATGTTGCTATTTCTGCCATGCGATCACGGTTTTCTTCTGTAGTCGATGCTTTTTCAATATCAATCGCCAACTGATCAATATCACCTACTGTAAGTTTCCTTCCAATAATTGCTTCAAACGCTCTTTTCTGTGTCTTAGTTAAAGCTTTAATTATTTGTTTTATCTGCCCTCTTTTTATTTTTGCTTGTTTTTGTTTGTTTAAAACTAACGTACCTGTCATACGACCCCATGTACGCATAGCCCATCTATCTAAAGTTAACTGGTCATAGTTGCCATTTAAATTTGCAAAAAATCCATTACCAATTTTTGGACCCATTATTGCAGCACCATAAACTTGTTCATCTAATCCATAACCACCACCTACTTTTATTTGTCTTCCATTTTTATATGTTCCTACAAACTCATGCACTTCTCTTACAGTATGCATAGTTCTCATAAATTCTTCTAATTCTGCAAAAGATTTTTTATCAAATAATAAATTTAGTATTTTAAAAGATTTTTCCATTGCTGCTCTTGCAGTACCACCTGTTTTTTCGCCTTCTGCATTTAACATTTTTTCTGGCAATCTGCCTTTGCCTTCACCTAATTCTTCTTCTGATTTCAACCATTTTTCATATACATCTGCTGCATACTCATAATTTTTATCTACTTTTATACCGTTAGACGTAGCTGCTAATGCCCATTTAAATACAAATTCATGTCTTTTATCAGTAGCAACTTTTGGATATATAAGAGAAAGTATTCGTACTGCTTTAGATACTTTTTCATCATACCAACCAACAGCATTTGCATTTTCTGTCAAAGCAAATCGTGCATCTTCCAATAAAGTTCTTACAAGATATTTTTCTGTTTCTGCACTAAAGTCTGCTAAATTTACACCTGCTTTTTTAGCAGCAGCTTGTATACGGTTTTGTATTTCTAATTTAAAATCACGATTAGTTGCAAAAGGTTTACTCTTTGCAAAATCAAAATTTTCTAAAATTCTTGCTAATTGAAATACTTCTTCTGATACTGGCTTACCTTTTTTTTGTGTTGCTTTTTGTTCAAAAGTTTCTACTGCTTGTTGTTGATATAAATTATTTATTTCATTAGACCAGTTACCATTATTATCAACTGATTTAACAGCATTGGGATCAAAGATAACTATTTCTACAACTTCACCAACAGCATTTTTTAGAATTACACCATCATGTCCTTCTGCAATTAATTTATCTCTAAAACCATCTGCTGCAACTCTACCACCTGCTTTTATTCTAGGTTTTATACTTGTACTTTCAGTTTTTGGATTTTCTAAACGTGCATATAATTCCATTATTTTTGCATCACCTTTGGATCTAAGTTTTTTATTCATCGTATAAATATTTGCTAACCCTTTATCAGGAGTTATATAAACACCTGTACCTGCAAAACCTGAGTCATATCTATTGGGATGATCAAGATCGAAATAATCAAAATTATCTCTCGTGCCATGATATAAAACTTGTGGTGTACCATCAGGATTTTTTAATACTGATTTTCTAAACCAGTTTTTAAATAATTGTGTTTCTGTTTTTATAGTGCCGTCTTGATTAAAAAATTGCTTTTCAAAAGTTTTTAGATCTGTAGTTTCTCCTACTATGTTGTATTGAAATCTATTTATAAATTGTCTTGGTGTTATACCTAACGCTTTAGAATAAGTTTCTGCAAACATCTGAACTAAAATAGCTCTATCTGCAGCTTTATCTTTGTCATAACCAAGACGCATTAATTGATTTTTTATATCTTTTTTTACTGCTTTAGATTCACTTGTAAATTGTTTAAGATCTTGTGCTTTTTGATTAAATTCTTTTTTCATATTTTCTAAAAGCTCAGGCTGATCTTTAAAAAATTGCATCATTTCTGTTTGACTATATTCATTCTCGCCTGTCTTTAAATGTGGCTGTAATGAATTACCAAAGTCTGTACTAGCAATGTCAGCCAAATATGTACCAGTTGGTATTTTTATAACTTTTCCTGTAAATCCTTCTTTCTTTGCATCTTTAAATTGTTTTGCAAGTTCTGGGGAAAATAATTCTAATTGTTCTTCAGTAATTTGATTATCATCAAGTGCTTGTTGAAATTCTTGTGCATTAAAATAAAAATCACTAATACCTGCTTGATCACCTAATTGTTGTTGATAATCTTTAGTTTGTTCTTTGTTTCTTTTTTTTGTTACATCATCTTTAGATATTTCTACAATTTTTTGTAAAACTGCGGTGTCATTTTTGGCCTTATTTGCTTTGCTCCAATTGCTGCTATATGTAATACCCGGTGCTATTGCACCAAATAAAATCATTCCTTTAAAGGTTTCTGTTAATGTTGACCAAATTCTGTCTCCTATTTCTTCTGGAGTGAATGTTTCTATAGATTCGTCAGCAAATGCATTATTACCTGCTATTGCTGCTATTTCTTGTAAAACTTCTTGTATTGGTTCTGTAGCTAAAACTAACCCATAATCTCTAGCAAATTGTCGTGTTGCAGCATTCCATGTAAGTTTTTTACCACTTTTACCTAAAGCATTTTTTACAGTTTGTTTTAGAATTCTTTTTTGTATAGATTTACCAACAGGTGTATTTGCTAAACCAGAACGATAAAATGTACTTTTTAAACCACCAAGTCCTTTAAGATATACTGGACCAACTATATTCAATCCTATTTTTTCTATAATAGCATTTGTAGTACCAACAACATTAGATCTTATTCTTGCATCTTCCATAGAATAATTATTTTCTCTAAGCTCTAACCATGAATGACCACCTTCTATTTGAAATGTGTCATAAGTTAATTTATTAGCAAAAGCGTTCCAACCAGTAAACAAACCTACAACATTACCAATAGTCGCACCTCCGACAGTTGTTAATGGATCAGGACTTATTGCACCAATACCAGTACCAAGAAGTGTTTTTGCTTTCCATGTTCCTAATCCCGCTATTGCAGCTTCTGGAAGTGAAGAGCCATATTGTCCAACAAAATATCCAGAACCTTCAATAAGACCTACACCATCTGCGTCATAATTAGCTATTGTTTCTTGTATTTCTTTTATTCTTTCGTAATCTTTTAAATCTTGTTCTGATGGTTTATATCCAGTTTCAAAACCTTTTTCAATACTTATAAACGGTACTTGGGTTCTTCTTAACCTGTTTCCTATTTTTCCTAATTCTCTACTTAATACACCTTTGCGTATACCTTGCCATCCATCTTCTGGTGCTGATGTAATAGTTTCCCATAAACTTTCAGTTCTAGCTAAATTTTCAATATTGTCATGTGCTATTGCTGCAAAATTAGGATCACGCAATTGCCTAGACAATATAGGATTTACCATTGCTAGTTCACTAGCTTGTGTATTTAGTTCTAATGATTTTGCTTTTAAAGATTCTAATGTATCGCCATTATTAATAATTGTACCTTCTGGTAAATTTAATCTTTTAGCTAATTGTTGTGCTTCTCCTGTTTTATCTGGATCGTTATAACGAACATTATTTAATAGTACTTGTAATTCTTCATCATTTTTCTTTTGTTTTTTTTCTACATAAGCATTTAAAAGAGTTTCATCATTATCTGGACTAGATTGATTTTCTCGTACACTTTCATATTTTGCGAGATATTCATTAAATTCGTTGATGTTATCCATAATTTATTTTGCTAAGATGGCATTTAGTTCTTCTAATGTTTTTGGCATACCAAATTCATTAACCCATTTTTCTGCTATATTTTGTTCGTTCATAGGTAGCTTTTCTAAATATAATAATCTTATGATTTTTGATCTTACAAATTGATCTATTTTATTTGAAAATACTCTTTGTCCGTTAACAACAACAAATTGTTTTGATAATTGATCTTCTGTTACAGAACTAGCAAATACGTTTTTCTTAGATCCTATAAATTTATCTAAATTTACTTTATCTAAAAGTACGTTGCGTAATATATCTACTTTTTGTTCTCTTGTTAATTTTTGGTTTCCTTGTTTTCTTTGAGCATAATCTATTCTATCTACCCATTCAGTTTTTATTCCATGAAATATAGCTGCTTTCTCACCTTTCTTTGTGTCATATACCCATTGATAACCGCTTTTATACATGACATCTTTTAGCAAAGTGTCATTACCTGTAGCTTCTTTATATTTTTCTCCTGATGATTTTAATTTTTCTGATTCTTGTTTTAAAAGTAAATAATCTTCTGGTGACAATGTAAATCTATATTCATCTAAATTATCTCTTACTTCTTTTGGATCATCGTCTAAAGTTGCTAATGTTTCTATATTAGATTCTTTTGGTGGACCTGCTTTTATTATTGCTTGATCTTCTGGTGTAAAATCATCTATATCTATATCATGTTCATGTAATTTTTTATATCCATTTGGTTCAGAGTATGATATTTCTATCGCAGCATTTTTTTTACTTTTATAATTTGCTAACCTTTCTTCTTTAATTTTGTCGTACTCTATATCTAATTGTTCTAGTTCATATTCTAATTCTTTTTTATTTAGTGTTGTAGCTTTTAATTTACTTGCTATAACTTCTTTAGGTTGTAAACCAGTTCGTATATCTATCTTGGCATCTTTAACAGGTTCATAATCATAATCAACATTACTCTTAATAACATTTAAATCATTTGCAATTGCATTTATGTATTTATTAGTTTTTTCATTTTGTTCTAAATTAAATGGTCCTAAAGCACTTTGTGGAACAGGCACAATAACATTAGATTCTTCATAATTGTCTGGGTTACGTTTAGCTTCTGCTCGTGCTCTATTGTATTTACGTTTTTCTGATGGGCTATTACCAAAATCACTTCTCTTAACAGTATCTTCTTTAAATACTTTTTTTGTTTTAACAGCAAGATTAGAATATTTTCTTGTAGCTTCTTGTTTAATTAAATCAGTATATCTATTTAAAATACCTTCATTAACTATTTTAAAATTATCTGGGTTATTAAAAAATTCATTTCTATATTTATCTATACGAATTTTACTTCCTTTAGTGTTACGTCCACCTTTTTTTATAGTTGGTACTGGAATACTAGCTTTATATTCTCGTTCTGCTTTTGTGTATAAAGAATCAGCTTTTTTAGCACCTAAATGCAATACAGCAAACAAATGTGTTGGTTGGTGTTGAGCTAATAAAGTACCATTTTTAGAAGAGTCTTCATTAAAAAATATAGATTCACCTCGTTTTTTTTGTATTATTTCTATTTTTTCAGATTGCTTTAAACCTGTAATATTAGTTTCATTAGAATGTAATCCATCAGTAACTACAGCTCCTAACCCATCATCAAAAGATTGATTGCTACTTAAAGTATTTAATGAATAAAGTTGTGTTAAAAAATCACCATTGTTTTGATTTCCATCACTAGCTATTGCTTGTTGTACCTTTGTGTCGCTAATAATTTCTGTGTGTTTGTTTTCTACTTTTGCACCTAAATCGTCAAAAGTTTTGCCATCTACATACGGCCTTAAAGACGCATGAAATGCCTTAGCTCCATCAGAATCTCCACTATCTTCATAAGCCTTTATTACAGCTTCAGCTATTTCAGTTTGCATTTTACTTTTTGCATTTAAATATTGTTCACTTATTGGAATTTTATTGCCATTAATATCTACAGCATTAGGATCAAGATTCCAACCTTCATGTATAGCTTTCTGTATTAAAACTTCTTCAGCACCACTAACATATTTAAGAAAAAGACCATTAGGATTTCTCCAATCCTTATAAAATGCTTTAGCTTTTTTTACATAATTGTCTTGCTTTTTAGTTAGCTCATTTCCTTTGTAAAGATCTAATTGTTCTAAGGAATGTTCCATTATTCCTTTATGTGCAGTATTTACAGATACACCTATTTGTTTGTCAAACATATATTTAGCACGACCATTACTTGCTTTTTCTCCGTATGCATTTACGACACTTTGTAATTTTTGGTTGTAATCATCTACTATTGTTTTTTGTGTTTTACCTTCTCCTTCTGTAACTATAGTACCAACTGCATTTGCACCTTTTAAAGTTTTGTATTCTTCAAGTATTCCATCTATTTCAACATCTGCTTGACTAAATAAATCGTCAGCTTCTGCTTCAGTTAAAGTATCATCTATAGCAGCTATTGCTTTAGATATATCCATTAACCCTTTACCTCTAGCTCTTAATGCAGGGCTTGCCGTATCACCAATAGTTTGTGCTTCTGGTAGAGGACTAGCTACGTTTGCACTACCTATATTTAATTGTTGTTGAGGTATTTTTAAAACCATTATGATTTCTTCAAGAACATTCCTTCAGGTAAGCCACTTAAAACTGAAGATGTATTTGTTAATAAAGAAGATGCCATAGCACCAAATGGACTTATAGACGATGCTGTAATATTCATACTTTTTGCATTCATCTTATATCTTTCAGATGCGTTTAAATAATCTACAGTTTTCATATCTTGTTTACTTCTTGCCCTTACTTTGTTCATGTTCATGGTCATCTTATCTTTTTCATAATTTATTTGTTGACTAAGCATTACATCTCTATTACTACCAACTCCTAATACACCACCTCTACTTGCCATTGATACTTTTCTTGTTGCTTTTTCATCACCTTGTTTTTGCGTCATAGTAGCAAACTGCATATCAAATGCTTTACTTATCCATTGAGCTTGATTTTCTGAAGCTCGCATATTAAACATCGCTGTATCTGCTAAATCTTCGTACTCTAAGGCTTTACTCCGAGCTACATATTTGTCGTAATCTGCCTTTGCACCTGCAGCAAAAACATTAAGTAAACCACCTCCTATACTTGCATATATTTGACCTTTGCCTAAACCACTTAAATCATTCCAACCAACTCTAGCCATTGTTGCACTAACCTCTACACTTCTTTATTTTTTAGTATATCTACATAATATCTGTTTACGGTCACACTATCCACCCATAGCTACTTCTAATGTTAAACCTACAATTGTTAGTGGTAATGGATCTGTTTGACGTACAAATAATTGTCCATTGTCTTGCCATTGTGGTGTAAGCATAATTTTTATATCTTGTGTTTTTAAATCTGGTGGCGAACCATACGGTTCAGTTGTACGTTGTTTTGCTTCTACTAATTTATCTGCACTTGGACCTGCAAAAATACCAGATGATTCCAATACACGCAGCCATACATGATTTAAATTTTTAACTCTACCCTGACCAAATGCTTCTACTTGTAGGGCCATAGGTAATGTTAATAAATCACTTTCATAAGGTAAGCCAAGATGTACAACACTAGCTGCACGATCTAACGTAATAGAACCACTAGATACTACCTTTTGTGGGTGTACTGCACCATCTGCCAAAATGTTTACTGTTTTACCTTCTAACCAAGAAATACCTGATATAACATTTCTAGCAACTTCGTAAGTAGTTATAGCTGTATTACGCAAAGATGCAGGTAACTGTTTATCTAATTTTGCAGTTGCTACTGTTTGGCTTGATGTGCCAAGAATAGTAAGACGGTAAAGAGTAGTGCCATCAACTAAGACTATTGCATCATTAACATCAGCAACACTAGGCGGTGCATTAAATAAATTGTAGTTAGCAGTAATCGTAACAGTTTCACCTTTTGTGTAGTTTGTACCGCCAGATATAGTTACGTTTTGACCTGTGTTTGTATTTGTGCCGTTATAAGTAGCCCCTGCATCTACAAAAAAGTTATCTCGTTGAGTTGTAAATAATCTTGTACCCATCCGTTCTACATAACGTTTGCTTGCACCATTTATAGTTCTTTTTACAACACAATAAGTAACGTCATCATTGCCTTCAGATACACAAGCTACACTTTCAAAAGTTCCATCTGTATCATGTTGATGCCATGCTCCTATTTGTTGTTCTGGTACATATGTAAGACCTAATAACTTACCGTTACTACTTACCATCCATACAATAGGTATTGGTGACTTTGATAAAGCCATATCTACAATTGTGAAATTATCAAATAGATGAGGAGCACGAAGAGATAAATCACCTGTTATAAATCCATTTGCTTGCCAGTTATAACCAAGTTCTCTTACATGACCACCACGAGCAGCAGCATATACCAAACTATTATTAACAATTACTGGTTGTGCATTATTTGCACCAACATATGATTGTGGTTTTACAGATATAGATGTAGGAGTTATTGCATCACTATTAACAGAAGTAACTCTCCATTCTGCTGACCCAGTAAGCATAAGTAAGTTTGTTAATGGGACTATGTGTCTAATAGTATTTGCTTCACGAGCAGCAACTCTAAACTCAATACGGTCATCATCTCGTATAGGTAATCCAAAAGACATATTGTTTTCAGTACCTGATTTCGTCATCCATATATTTTGTGGTGCATTATTTGTACCTGCAAAAACTCTACGTTGTTCAAAATAAGATACAGCACCGGGATAATTACCAGAACCTACAAAATCATTTTCATGTATTGGCGGTGTCATAGAAAAATCTGGTGAAATATTATCGTCTATAAGTGTTGTCGTAGTAGTTTCACCAAGAAATCCAAATATACCACCTTGTTCTTTATAAACTCTATATCGACTAGCACCAGAAACTGCATTCCATGTAATGGTGTTTTTTGCTCCAGAAACAAATATATTGTTATCTACAGAAGCAACAGATGATTGATTACTTTCGTCTACTAAATTAGATTTTACAGCCGTTACAACATAATTATGAGCCACATAAGTATCTGAATTTGTAGAAGTAGATGCAGGTATATACCTAGATACTGCTACGTTTGTAGGAGCAGGTAAAGGAGTACCAAAGTTAATTACACGCAATTCCCATTGTGTTGCCCCAAGTCTTCTTAATTCTCTAGGTGCATGATTAGGATGCACTAATGTTATAACATCAGCAGATTGCACATAATTTACATCAAACAATTCTGCTTCTAAATATGGATGAGGTATTTCATATACATTAGGACTTGTTGGCAAAGCGTACCAATTAGTTGCGTTTGGTGGTTGACTATTAGAATGTGCAGTTTTTGAATAATAATTTACACCGCCTTGTTTAGCTATCGAACCAACTACATAATTAGTACCACCGTTCCATGCTGCACCATCGCTATAAAATAAGGTTTGTCCTTGAGTATGAAACCTAAAATATTGATCACCAAACTCAAGCACCATAGTTTGAGTTGTATTAAATGTAAAAGATAATAACCTTGTA